AGGAAGTGGTCGAAGTTAAGACCGAGGACAAGTGTGACGCCATGGATGCCCTGCGCAAGCAAGTGGCAGACCTGACCAAGCGCCTGGCCCAAGTTCAAGACTCCGGCGCCCTGATCGCCTCCATCGCTGATCGTGACGCCCTGGCTAACAAAGTGAGCGACTTTGTGGGCACCTTCGACCACGCCCATATGACCGCCTCGCAAGTGGCCGAGTACGGCGTTAAGAAGCTGGGCATCCCGTGCTCCAAGGGCCAAGAGCGCGTAGCACTCGACGCCTGGATGCATGGTCGCACCCCGGAATACCGTAAGCCTACCTTCGCCGCTGACTCCAGCGCCAAGGTTGTCGATCTTCAAAACCTTTGGAAGGAGGCATAATCATGGCCTTTCCCGCTACTACCATTTCCGATCTGGTCTCCGGAATTCCGGGTGAGCTGAGCTTTGACGTTCCGTATACCGGCGTTGCTGCTGTGATCAACTCCGGCTCCGCTGCTAACAACGTGTTTGGCCGCGCCATGACCTACGTTGACGAAGCTGTCGAAACTGTCGGCGCCGGTGGCACTGGCCTTTTCGCTGGCATTCTGGTCAACCCGAAAGGCTATGCCGTCAACGAACTGTCCAGCACTGGCGACGTTGTTCCGAACGGCTCCCCGGTTGAGCTGATGCGCGAAGGCGAGTGCTATGTACTGCTGAGCGCTGGCACTGCTGTAACCATCGGCGATCCGATCTACTTCGTCAACGCTGATGGCACCCTCGGTGCTGGTACTGCTGGCGCTGGCCAGACTCAAATCGTCGGCGCCACCGTGTTCCGTCATAACCCGAGCGCTGCTAACGCACCGTCGCTCGCTACCATTCGCATCAAAGCGTAAGGAGTCCGAGCGATGAAAGTTTCGGAAATTAAGCACTCTGTAACTGGCCGTGAGCTGGCCAGCCGCAAGCCTGTTCAGCTCAAGCCGGAGCAGTGCGTCGGCGCGATGGACTCGCTGTCTGCTATCGGCATCCACGGTTTTGACCAAGCTGTGCATGCGGCTCTGGACACTGCCCTGGTTGGCCCTGCTGCTCGTTCTGGCGCTAGCCTGCAACAGTTCCTGCAAGTCTGGCTGCCGGGCCTGGTTCGTCAGCTCACCAACGTGCGCCTGATTGACCGCATCGCAGGCATGACTCAGGCTGGCAACTGGTATGATGATGTTGTGATTCAGCAAGTCGCCACTCCGGTAGCCAAGGCTGAGCTGTACGGTGATAACACCAACGTACCGCTGGCAAGCTACGGCCACACCTACGAGACTCGCGGCATTGTTCGTTACGAGCAAGGTTTCGAGGTCACTCAATTGGCCGAGGCCCGCGAAGCTGCCGGCATGATCAACATGGCCGCCGAGAAGCGCGGCTCTGCCGTTCTGTCGCTGGAGAGCGCCCGTAACCGTCTGGGCTTCTACGGCTTCTTCAACGGCGCTACTCGCGCTTTTGGTCTGCTGAACGATCCGGGTCTGCCGGCTTACACCAGTCCGGCCAAGGTCTACGGCCTGATGACATTTGAAGAACTGACCACTGAAATCGGTGATCAGATCGGCGCAATCATCGTGGCATCCGGTGGCAACGTAGAACAGAACTCGGCCTTCACCGCCGTGCTGCCGAACGGCTATCAGACCCTGATGACCAAGCCGAACATCTACGGCATGACCGTGCTGGAGTGGTCCAAGCAGAACTACCCGAACCTGCGCTTCGAGTACGCCCCGGAGTTCATCGCCGCTAACGGTGGGGCAAACGTGGCTTACTACTTCGCCGATGCCGTGGAAGACGGTTCGACCGATGGCGGTCAGGCTATCATCCAAGTAGTTCCGGCTAAGTTCTTCAACATCGGCTCCGAGCGTCGCGTTAAGGGCTACATTGAAGACTTCGGCATGGCTACTGCTGGCGTGATGGTTAAGCGCCCGTACCTGTTCCGCCGCCGCACTGCTGTGTAACTCCCCTTGCAGCCCGCTTGGATAGGGGCGGCTCTTTTCTACCTTGGAGCATAATTCAATGGCCAATGACGTATTCGTTTATAGCACCCTCACCGATTCCGTGGTTTACACCTTGGAGAACGGCAAAGAGGTGCTTATCGCTGGCGGCGCAAACGTGCCGGATCAGCACTTCTACACTCCTCAAGGCGTTGTGACGAAGGTTAGTGACGCAGACCTTAATCTGCTCAAGAATAACCGCGTGTTCCAGCTGCACCACAAAAACGGCTTCCTCAAGTGGACTGACAAGAAAGTCGAAGTTGAAGCTGTTGTAGCTGACATGCAAGGCGCCGATGACGCAGCCCCGGACACTGAGGCCGATGCCGAAGTGGTCGAGAAAAAGACCGGCACAAAAGTGCGCGCCAAGCGAGGCGAATAAGCCATGTTCCCGCTAGCCACATTCCGCACCCTGTACCCTCAGTTTGCATCGGTGAGCGATGCCGTGGTGCAGGCTATCGCTGAGCAAGCCTTGTGCTTTATCAGCGATACCGGGTGCGAATGTGGCGATACGGGCTGGATGCTGATGACTGCGCACTTGCTGCAACTGAATCAGGCTGCGCAGTCTGGCACCGGAGTGCTTGGTCCTGTTGCATCTGCAACAATCGGCAGCGTTTCTGTCTCATATCAGACGCCTCCTTACGGCAGCAGCGAGTACAAGTATTGGCTTGGCGGTACACCCTACGGCGCACAACTGCTGGCTCTGCTGGCTCGCTGCTCTGCTGGCGGCGTTTATATAGGTGGATCGCCTGAGCGTGCCGCATTCCGTAGAGTTGGTGGCGGGTTCCCGAACAGGGGCAGGCTGTGGCTACCGTAAAGCGTAGCGGACCTGGCATTGCCGCGCTGAAAACAGAGATCGCCAACCTTGAGCGCAAGCGTGCTGAGGTTGGTTTCTTTGATACTTCGCGCTATCCAGATGGAACGCCTGTGGCTTACATCGCCACGATTCAGGAGTTCGGATCGCCTCAGAACGGCATTCCGCCGCGCTCGTTTATGCGCTCGACCATTCAAGAGCAGCGCGAGGCATGGCAGCAGACTTTGGCTCAAGGCGCCAAACGCGTGCTATCTGGTCGCATGACTACTCTGCAAATGCTGGAGTCGTTTGGCCTTAGCGTGGTTGGCCAGATCAAAGAGAAGATTGTGGAAATCACTCAGCCCGCGCTGTCTGCATCCACGATCTATAACCGCCTGAATCGCAAAGACAAGCCGAAGAACACCAGCACTAAACCGCTGGTAGACACCGGAATCATGCTTTCCAGCGTTGACAGCAAGGTAAGCGACAAATGATTCCCGGCGCTAACTTACTTGGCATCGCATTCGGCGCTATTGCTCAGCAGACGATTCAGCACCTATCCGCTATCGGGCGCACTCAGAACGAAGTGGGCGCATGGGTAACTGAATACGCGCAAGCCGTAGACGTGCGCGTGTCTTGGCAGCCTGTGGACGCTAAGAAGTATGAGCAGCTCGGCCTTGATCTAGCTAAGGAATACCACACCATTTGGATGAAGGCGCCTATCTCTGGAATCCAGCGCGGAAAGTCTCCTGATCGATTCATTGAGGGCGCCAAGTTGCATGAGGTGGTGGACGTTAAGGACTGGTACGGCCAGGACGGCTGGGTCGAAATCTTGGTGATTGATATAGGGCCTGCGGAATGACTGACTTAGAGCTTCGCATCTTTTTCCGCGCCCAACTGCTGGCGTTGCTGCCTCTATATGACATCACGGACGTTTTGGTCATCGCCAACAATCAGCCGACCACGGAAGGCCGCAACACGGACGCAGAAAAGGCCATCTATATCAGCAGCCTTGGCGAGTCTCCCGAGGGATGGCAGCAGCGCACCTATACCGAAACGCTGGAAGAAGCCGCGCTAACTCAGTCGCAGACATTCGCCACCACATTGCAAATCATGGCGGCGTGTCAGGAAACAGACACTCCGACATTCCCGCAAGCGACAGATATTTGTCGCGCCGCTTCTATGGCGCTACAATCTAGGCAGTTTGTTGACGCCCTCCAAGCCGTGAATAAGGCAAACGGAGTGCGGCGAATTACTGCGATTCGGAGGCCTTACATCGTGAACGATCAAGGCCAGTTTGAACTGATGCCGTCCTTTGATGTGACCATCACGCACACCGTAGAAAACACAACCACGGCGCCTGTAGTCACTTCGACTCAGGCAGATTTTTACAGGGTCTGAGGGCTATAGCATGCCGATTAAATCCACCCGATACGTCGAGATCACCAGCGCAGTTGCTGGCGCATCCCGAGTTCCTCAACGTGAGCTGATCGGCCTGCGTTTCACCACTGACCAGCGCGTCCCGGTTGGCGCACAAATTGAAGTCGTCAGCGGCGGCGCCGATGATTACTTTGGCTCCAGCTCGCCCGAGGCAGACTTTGCCCGCGAATACTTCGGCTATGTCAGTCCGGCCCCGGCAACTCGCCCGCGCGCTCTGCTGTTCGCTGCTTACGCCCCGACTGGTCGCAAGCCGAAGATTTTCGGCTCGACCACTGTTTCCGCGCTGACTGCATTGCAGGCCATCACCGCTGGCACCTTGAGCATTCAGCTTGGCGCCGCCCCGGCAAACCTGACTGGCGTCAACCTGTCTGCCGCTCTGAGCTATGCCGCTGTGGCCACCGCCATTCAAACCGCTCTCCAGGCTGTTGGCGGCGCTCAGTACGCAGCCGCCACCGTTACCTATAACGCCGTTGACGGCATCTTTGAGATCGAGGGCGACACCGTAGCCAATGCAGCTGTAGTTGTCACCAGCGCTGGCGGTCCTAACGATCTTGCCCCGCTGCTGGGCCTGACCCAAGTAGGCCGCATCCTGTCTCCTGGCGTTCTGGCTCAAACCCCGCTGGATGCCTTTAAGGCTGCCGAGCAAGTATCCGATTCGTTCGGCACCTCTAGCGGCATCACTGCGCTGCTGGCCGATGCCACTCCGCTGGCCGAGTACATCGCTGGCGAGAACGTCAAGTACCAGCACTACTGGAGCGTTGACGCCTCTACCGCTGCAACTTGGTCGGCTGCGCTGATCGGCACCGCCTCTAACGGCCTGATCTTGAACCTGACTGCCGGCGAGTACAAGGAAGCTCTGCCGCAGGCAATCGCCGCTAGCGTGAACTACAACCGCCGCAACGCCGTTGTTAACTTCATGTTCCGCAGCCCGCAGATCACCTATACCGCAGACGTGACCAGCGACCTCGGCGCCAATCTGTATGACCCGCTGCGCGTGAACTACTACGG